ATGCGGTCTACAGAGATGAAACTAACACTGGACATGAAACAGATAACAATTCCGGTCGGTGAGGAAGCTAGTATGGTTCTCATCGATCCTGTTCAAGGGAAGATTAAAATAGTGCCTCTGGTTCACCACGGTGAGACTGTCGTCAAATCTAGTCAAGGAAAGATAGCCAAAATAGCATTTCAAGAAAATGAATTATTTTAACAACCGCATATTAGCCTGATACCGAGATGCGGGAGGGCGCTAGATATTTCCACTATGAGTGGGAGTTTCTGGCGTCCTTTTTTGATTGGGAAAAAACGATTAAACCTGTATCGGCATTCAATCAATTGAAAAGGAGGGAAAACATGAGCAAGCACAATCCAAAACAAAGAAGTCTACATCAAGTGAGTAAAGCATCAACCAGGCAAAAAAAACCTAGAGCAATCTCTGAATATGAATGGAGACGCTTAATGGGAGATACCACAAGCATTCAATTTTTGAAAGATAGAGCGGCAAGCAGACGGTGAATTTACCACAGCCCAAGCAATTAACGAAATGAACGTATATGAAGCAATTGTAATTCTTACCGCAATGGATACATAGATGCACATGAAAAAAGTACGAAAGCACAAGGGGGATAAAAGCATGACAAAAAACATGAAAAAACTAATTACTTCCTATAAAGCAACCAAGAAACAACTAAAGAGTATGTTAGCCCAAGTAGCGAATTCGGATCAACGAGCTAGTGCTGACTGTGTACATGGAACTGATCAGGAAGCATTACGTAGTAGTCTAGCTGCAAGCATTCGCGATGTGGAGTATGCGATTCTATGGCTTGAAACAGGCAGACAGCCAGATAATCAACGTGGCATTGAGAGACGATCAAAGGAACAGCGAGAGATTTTATTAGACCCTTTTAAAATGCAGAGCTATGTGACTCCGGGAACAGGCGGATGCCGAGTCGGTGTAAGTGATGCCGAACGAGACCTAATCGATTTCTATCTTCAATTTGTCACAGAAAAAGAAAGAGAATGCTATCTGATGGTGCATGGGAGTGGCTTTACTCATGAGAAAGCTGCTGAAATGCTCTTTCTATCTCGAGGAAATGTATCCACCTTGCTGTCACGTGCCCAACAAAAAATTGAGTTTGCCAAGAATCTAACAGCTATCCTTGCGATGGCTGTTTTCTTTTTAATCAGCGGAGGTGTAAAAACCCTTCATTACGAACGTTTGTTTGCGTGGGGCAGAAGCCACCTATAAGTGTAAGGACCATTTGGCGAGGCGGTAACGGTTCAGCAAGGAGGTACACACCAGAATGATCCTGCATCCAAGATTACTAGGAGCAGTCAGAGAACAATTGGCTAACAAAAGGAAGCCGTCGGCTCACCAGCAGCTATCAACAGAGAAGCGATCAACAGAACAACAATCAACAGAACAAAAGGCTTATCAGACTAGGAAGCAGGTAAAGACGTATGAAGGGAGATCACCTCCCATATCCACAAAAAGCAATGAGCTAAAACCTTGCGAGGAGGTGCAATGAAAGATGGACAGAGATTTGTCCACACTAGTTGATTTGGTAGAGGAGGCATACCCCAATATACCGATCATCTCCCAATTAGGAGAGTGGATGAAGGGGACGTTTCAATTGCCATCCGCTTTTGTCATGACCCAAACAATAACGGAAAAGGGAAATAGCCTGACCAGCTACAAAGTGATTTGCGAAGCAACCATTATGTTGCACTATCCCTTGGAACAAGAAAAACATGTTCCGCTTTCTATAGCTGTCCTTCGAGATTTGTTACGAAAGCAACGTTATAGTTACCGTGGCAAAAACAAGCTCTTGCTTGACATTGACCCGAGCACTTTCACTGTGAATACAGAGAAAAAGGAACGGGCCGAAATTACGTTTCGCTATGAGTACCTCATGCCTGTACGAAGAGAGCAGGTAGATAAAATTACGATCTTTGATGTGAAGGAGGATGGACATGGCTAAATCAACAGGACAAACAAATGAAGGAACAGTGAAAAAAGCTCAACCGAAAAAGAACAACGAGCAAGCAGATCTACAGCCTCTCAACACTACTACTCAGGAGGCCAAGCGCACTCGTCAGGAATGGATTGAGAGTGCACCGTTGTTGCAAGCAGAGAGGTTTGAAGTAGCAGGAGCGTTACATGCATGTACGGATCAGCAGGTAATAAGTGAAGAACAAGTACGACAATACGTATCTACATTTCGAGGAGGTAAGTAAGTATGACAATCCAACGTGAACGACCAGGTGTAAACGTAGAATTAAAAGCGAAAGCGCAGGAACGAGTTCTACCTAAAAGTGGTGTGGTACTTGTACCATATCTAGCTGAATGGGGAGCTCCTGATCAAGTCATTACTATGAAGGGCTATGAAGAGCGCGTAGCAGAAACCTTTGGACAAATTGGAATTTTAGAGTTGGCCGCAGAAGGAGGCGCTACTGTAGTTGGCTATCGTATGACGAACGGTAAGGGTGTCGCGGCTACCTATTCGCAAGAAGGTTCCTTTGCCATCGAAGCACGTTATCCAGGCCTAGTTGGTAACGAACTACAAATCTCGATTAAAGATTCAACAGCAGAATTAGGGAAAAAGGAATTACAGGTCAAAGGTCCGGTAAAAACAGAGAAGTTTTCTTTTGCAAATATGGACGAGCTAGTAACCAAAGCAGAACAATCCATTTATATCAAAGTGAAAAAGCTGGGTGACAAAGCGGCAGAAGAAACAACGCTGACGTCACTGTCAGGTGGAACAAGTGGCATCACTACTCTAGCGGCAAATGACTTTACCACTTTATTTAACTCCATCGCAGGTATTGATTTCGACGCGATGTATTTGCCGTCAGCTGACGCTGGAATTCAAGCAGCAGCCAAACAATTCATGGTTGATCGCGAGCTTTTCAGCAAAAAACGTAGCACGCTAGTAATCGGTGGTATGCCAGAAAAAGATAGCAACATGAACGAGCATGTAGAGCGTTCTGTAGCCAACAATTCTCGACGTGTCGTAAACTGCGCCATTGCAGGTCAACATGTGAACGGCAAGACCTATGGAAGCCTAGAATGGGCGGCATGGCTAGCTGGTATGATTGCCGCTACACCTGCCCACATTTCTCTGAGTGCACAGCTGGTTCCGTTGAAAAAAGCGACAAAAGATTGGGGACACACCGAAATTCAAAATGCACTTAACTCTGGTACATTGATTGCAGTTCGTGACGGTGACGTGTACTTGATTGAAAGTGCCGTCAATACCTTAACGACATTAAAAGCAGTAGAGCGTGAGGATTTTGGTAAAATTCGCGTTTCGATGACGCTCGACCAAATTGTTAATGACATTACCTCTGTAGGCAAAAAGTATAAAGGTAAACTGGATAATAACGATATTGGCGGTGCGACGTTTGTTGGTGCGGTTAAAACCTACCTTGAAGTGCGTGAAGCGCAAGGAGCTATTGAACAGGGCTGGATTTTTGAAGATAAGAAAAATGGAATTGGTGACAAACGTGGTTTCCGCCTAGCAGCCAAGCCACTTGATGCTATTGAGCTTTTCGATATTGAATGGGAGGTGCTGTAAGCATGCGTCAAAGCGATATTAAATTAAAAAATTGTCAGGTATACGATGAAAATGGTGATCCAATCTACGGTACATTGGAAGGGAAAGCTGTCCTAAAAACAGAGTATGGTGACGTAAAACGTCTGCAAAAGGGCTCGGTACAAACCATTGACTCCTGGCATGTAGAGGTTACTTTAAAGGTATCATCTGTTAACGCCCTGCTCAAATATTTTTGCGTGGATCAAATTACCGAGGGCAAAACTCCTGTAATTCCACAGCTTTTGGGCGAAATGATCGATAAGGAAAACGGTAATACAGAACGAGTTCGTTTAACGGATATCTATCTAAACCCAGAAGAAATCACATTATGGGAAGCAAAGGCGGACGGAAACGATAATGCGACTTATGAAATTAAGGGTCGCAGTAACAAGAAGCCTGATTACCTTGATAAATTACCAGAATATACAGAAGAATAGGGGGACTTTCCATGGGGAAATTAGAAAAATTTTTAGCGCAAGCAAATGAAACAACACCACGTCATGAGGTAGAAGTCAGCATTGATGGTGAGGTATGGAAGGTACGTCAGCTTACCTTAATGGAAGGTCGTATTTGCGAGCGAGAGGCAGATAAAGGTGATAAATTCGACTGGTACCGCTACAATGATGCTCGCATTGTGAAGGCGACCGAACACGACTTTAATTGGAATGATCCAGAGCTAAAGAAAGCGTTCAAGGCAGGCGATAAATTTGAACTTCCCGGCAAACTGTTTGACCGCAACCCAGACGCCTATGCACTCCTTTTAGAAACGGTACGCAAAGCAAATCAGGGTCAGACGGAAGAGGAAGCGATTGAAGAAGCAAAAAACTAATTCAATCCGACGCGGAGGCTTGGCATGTAGCGAAGGCTTATCTGCATGGCAGAGGTCTCCCGGCGGAAATTGTTGAATATGAAGTGGATCGGTATAAGCAAAAATTATTTATTATCGCATGTCAGATCATTGAATTAGAGGCGGAGGAGTGATATCCTCCGCCGTTTTTTTATGAAGGAAAGATGTAGCATGAACGGAGGTGAATGCAATGAGCAACGATATGGTAGTCGAGCTCCTTTCCGTCCAGAAAGAGATGTTCAAGGTAAGGCAGGGCATGATGGCATGGAAAAGAGATTCGGTCTCGTTACAAGTAGCTTGGAGACAGATGGGACGCGATTTTTTACGAGAAGCTGATAGAATGGAACGGCGTATAAAAGAGGTACGTTCTCAATTACAGCAACTCGGAACTTCTGTCCAAGCCAAGCTTCGTGTGGAAATAGATGATCAGGCGACACAAAAGATTTCGCAAATGCGCAGTCAGTTTAGTCAACCCGTTGTGGTGAGTGGTGGAGGAGACGATGGCGGCTCCGCTAACCCCTTTGTTGATTTAAGAGGGCAGGCGATGAGGTGGTACAAAAACTCGATCCCCGAATCTCAATCTGCAGCAAAAGAACGAGGATTATTTATTGCCAGAGGAAAAACGGATGCTGAGGTCCAAGATTTAGATCGCAGTGTTGAGAAAATGCTCCAAATTAACCCGAATGTAAGCAAAACAGAGGCTATATCCATCTATAACAGAAGTGACGAGGTAAATTCAAAGGATAAGGCTGCATATGCCGAATTTGCTGCCAAATTAAGTATGTCTACAGGGTTCTCTGCTGATCAGAGCTTAAAAATGATGGCTCTATTACGCGACAGCACAGGAGTTAGTGATCCTGAGCGACTTGCGAATTCTCTTCAATATATGAGTACCAATATGAAGGATTTTAGCGACGATTTTGTATCCTCTATGATCAAATATACTTCCCAGCTAGGGATGGTAATGGATACACCAGAGAAAATGGCGATGCTGGTCGGCGAAATTGGTAACATGGGAATTGCATCAAATGACATGCCACTAGGCGCCTTAAAAGATATTGCATTAAAAATGTCTACTCAGGGCGATCTGAGTAGTGTATTACAAAAAGGTTATGAGGCGGATGGAAAAAGTCCTGAGGAAGCCAAACGCTTGGCTGACAGTGAGGCCATCCAAGTAACCCAGCTATTGCATTCAGATAATAAAAGCGATAATCAGACGGCAATGGGACGTATTTTTATGAATCTTGCTTCTATTAAAGATGATAATGTACGTCAAGAGATGCTAAATGCAGTAGGCTCAGGTTCCGGCAAGGAGCTATTACAGCATCTAGTGCCACTGCTGGAGAAAACGGGGAAAATTTCTGCTGGCGAAGTGGAAAATAAAGTAGCTAATAACGAAGTAAATAAATCCTATAAGGCTGCAATCGACCAAAATCCTTGGTTTGAATATATGAAAGCTCAAAGCGAAGCCAAAGCAGCTATGGTGGACTTAACAGCTACGGTAGCCAAGGATTTAACCCCTGTAATAAAAATGTTAACTGGTGCGTTGTCTACAGGTATTCAAATTTTTAATCAACTACCAGCGGGGATTAGATATACCTTAGAAGGATTGGGAGTATATCTTCTTGCTAAATGGGCGAAAGAAAATGACCAAGGCGATGGTGGTGGTGATGGCCCAGACAATAAGCAAGATAAATGCTGTTGCACAGATGGCAGCGATACAGGTGGGGAAAAAAGAGATAAGCGTAAGGGCTCGAAGAAAAAAAGAGGAGGAAAAAAGGGGAAAAGAAAGCTAGGCCCCTCCAAATTCGGCGGAAAAAACACTGGAGGAGCCAGCAAATCACCCAAAAATAATCCAAGTAACCCAAGCAATCAGAAAAAACCAACGAAACCAAAAACTCAACCTAAACCAGCCAAACCACTTTCTCGTAAAGCTACTCTCCCTACTACAGCTCCCAAAAAAGCTGGCAAGCCAGCTACCGGTTTTGGAAAACTAAAGGACATTGGTGGCAAAGCTTTTGAAGGGATAAAAAGCTTCGGTGGAGCCGCGTGGGACGGATTAAAGAATCTGGGCGGCAAAGGCTTTGGTGGGGTTAAATCCTTTGGAAAAGGCCTGCTGAAAAAAATTCCTTTTGTAGGAGAAGCCATGGATCTCGCTTCATTAGCTACGTCTGACAATAAACCGATGGAGCTATTAAAGCTAGGTGGAAGCGCTGGGATGAAAGCCGCAGGTACTATGATTGGTGCCACAGTTGGCTCGATCGTACCGGGATTAGGAACAGCTGTTGGCGGAGTAGTTGGTGGATTTTTAGGTTCGGTTGGCGGAGACTTCCTCATGGAAAAATTGCCTGATTGGTTTGGATGGGGAAAAGAAAAGCAAGAGACACCTCCTGCACCAGTGCCACCCGCACAGCCATCGATTCCAATTAGTGATGATGCTAGTCAGATCAAATCTATGAGAAGAAAACCACAAGATACGTTAGCTATAACACCAGCACCGCCCGTAAAGCCTGTAGCTACGAATGCGGCAGATAAGAAGGAGTCAGCTCAAAATCTATCGGTAACGGTCTCAACTATGCCCATCACGCTACATGCAGATGGTGTACTTCAGGATGTGGTAGGCATGATTCGATTATTGAAAGACCCTACCGTTACGAATGAAATAAAGCGTATCATCGAGACTGCTTTCGTCAATGCATTAGAGACAAGAGGTGGAAAAGCATGATTCGTATGCAGGGAAAATATCGGCTGACGTTTCCCGTAACCCCAGCAGAGGTGCAAGTAAAAGGCTACGGGAACGATGCAGAAACATCTACCAGCATTTCGCTTGTTACCAAAAACAGACTATCTGCTAATCGAGCGAAATCAATTTCCTTTGATTTTTGGCTTCCAGGTAATATAGAGTCGCCTTTAATTGAAGTGGAAGGCTATCAGGGACCGCGTGAATGGTTAGCAGGCTTAGATCGTATCTCAGGGAAAGAAGTTTTGCTCACGATTGACGAACTGAATTTAGCTTGGAATGTATTGATTGGACCTGTAGATGGGACGTTTAAAGGAATGAATGTGGATTATTACGGGTCGATCGAATTGCCTATTTTTATCAAAGACGAGTTTGTAGAGTGGTCAAGTAACAAAGAGCTTCTACAGCCACCAGTGATCATGGCTAAGCAACAAAAAGCTCGTGCCAACACCACAGGAAAGACAGCGAAGAAACAGCAAGCAAACCCATATTTACTAACACCAGCCCAAAATATGATTCATCAGGATAGAGAAATCCGTAGCAAACAGCTCAATCGTATCCAAAAGAAAAATGCTGAATTTAAGAGCAAAGCCTAGGAGGGAGCGGCTATGCGTGTCATTTATGGAAAAGATGCTACCCGACTGGAACTAACACCAGCCGTGACGGATATCTCCTGGTCTTCTTCCAGAGGACAGATCGCTCAGTCGTGTCAGATTCAACTGCGCAATCCCCCGGTATTAGCTGCTGCTGGCTATCTCATGATGTTTCCTCATGAGTTAAAGGAGAGCGAGCAGCTTTTTCACGGGCCCTTAGTGGAATGGAATCGGGACGAAAAGACGAAGGATGTGAGCGGGACTGCATATGAGCTTTCCTGGTATTTACAAAAAAATGATTGCTCAAGACCCTATGTAAAAGGAGATGCAGGGAAGGAGCTGGAGAAGATTATGAAGGGGGCAGGCATTTCGTTTCAATGTCCAGCCTTTGGATTTACCGTAAAAGAACGGCTCCCTTCCCAGCCGTATACTTCGTTGTTCACCGATATAGCAGAGAGAGCCTTTGAACGAACAGGACTTCGTTATTTTATCCAGCATGAACGCGATAAGCTAATCGTACTAGCAGAGGGGAACAATCCCTATGTCCCTGTGTTTCAAGCTAACATGCTGGAGGCAAGCTCTACGGGAGAAAGCCTGGAGGAAGTGTACACGGCAGTAACGGTAGAACGCTATGAAGGAGATCGGGTGGCAGGTAAAGTCACGAAGGAACATAGTGAGTTGATGAAAAAGGTAGGACGAATGCAGAAAATCATTGATGCAGGTGAGGAGAAGAACCTCACCTCTTTGGCGTCCAAACAGCTTGCTACGTTAGCTAAAATACCGCGAACACGCTCCATAACCGTTCGTCACACAAACTCACTCATTGCTAGATTGCGGGCAGGCTGGATGGTGAAAATTCAGGAGTCAAATGGTCAACAAAGTAGTTGGATCGTGACCTCCTGCAATACGCGGTGGAAAAACAGGGAGTTTGTGATGGACTTACAACTGGAATGGAGAGGATAGGGATGCAACAAGCAATTAATAGATTGTTTACCCAAGCAAGAAGTGGCATTAGTGATACCCAGATCGAATTTGGTACCCTACAAAATGATGCCCCAGTGGTCATCAAGCTAGATCAGGACCCCACGCCATTAAAAGAGGAAGAGGATGATCTAGTATTTTTCAAAAATGAGCTATTTACACAACTTCAACTGGGGGCAACCTATGCCCTGATGCGGTGTTCCACGGGGCAATATCTGGTACTGGGTGAGGTGAAATAAATGTTTCCTGCTTTAGAGAGTAATGTAGAGCTGACAGATGCTACTTCCCCGATACCCTGGACATATAAATTAGATTGGACTACGTTTCAATTTATCAAAGGAACAGATGGTCGACATGTAAAGACCAGTACTTATGCTGAGTATTTGGAAGAGATTGCGAAAAAAATTCTGCATACCAAGCGCTTCCAATATGCGATTTACAGCGATCGAATAGGGGTAGATTTTTTTGAGCATATTGGCAAGCTACCAAAGCATGTGCCCTTGGCTCTTATCAAGCGTGATGTGGAGGATGCGCTGGAAGCTCATTCAGAGATTGAACGAGCAGAGGTTTTGGACATTAAGTATAGAGACAATCGGATTGCCCTGAGGCTAGAAATTGAAGGAGTACGGGGAAAGACTAAGGTGGTGGTAGATATTTGGAAACGTTAGAGAAGCCGCAAATGCCGATTCTTCAAGAAAGCCCAGATCATATTTATCAGCGAATAGCCAATCGTGCGATTGCTTATGCAAGAGAAAATGGACAATCTCCTCCTGCTACGGAAGAAGGAGAGATTTTTTACGATTTTTGGTATCCGTTAGCAAAAGAAATTTCGGAACAACAACAATTATCTCAATATAGTCTCTTACAGGCATTTGTGGTTTGGAGTGATGGAGAGTTTCTGGATGCCCATGGATATGCAGAAGGAGTAGACCGTAAAGAGGGGGAGGAAACCGAAGCTTATCGGCAACGAATTCTCCATAAAAAGAGAACTGAGGAGGGAAGTGGACGTGCAGAGGACTATATAAGGTGGGCTTTAGAAGTGGAGGGAGTTGGTGGCGCAGTTGCCATTGAACACGAGCGTCATGATGTATCGATTGATTTATATCTGACTGACTTGCAGGGTCAGCCTGTTACATTAGAATTTGCTTCTCTCTTACAGAATCAACTGGAGCCAAAACGTATTGCAGGTCATGATTTAAAATGTTTTCCTGCTGAAATTTTCAACCTTAATGTGAGGGTAAAGCTTCAATTAGCTGATGTATCGAAGAGATCGGAGATAACTTCACTTATTACAAATCGAATTCAAGAATATATAAAAGGCAGCACTTGCATCGTTTATCATTTGCTAGGTGCACTATTTTGGGTTGATGGCGTAAAGGACTATTCAAACTATACCTTAAATGACGGAACAGAAAATCTTAGTAAACCAATAAAAGCTGTACCGTTTGTTAATTTGGTGGTTGAACTATGATTCCTATTCGATATCGCAAGCAATTACCGTCATATTGGTATGATAACGAAGTGGCTAGGCTCCACTTGGTGTCAACAGAAGAAGAGATTTTGTTTCAAAACAATAAAATAAAAGAGCTGGGAAATCAGTATCTTTTGCCTTATGCAACTTTTGGATTAGATATATGGGATTGGATATATTTTGGAGACAAACGGAACGGTACAGTAGAAGAAAGAAGAGAAGAGATACGTAAAAAGAATATAGCAAAAGCCAATTTTACATTAGATACATTGTACGTATTAGGCAGAATGGCAGGAGATCTAAAGAAAGTTACAGAGGATTTCACTAATAAGGAAATCCTATTTGAGTTCTCAGGTTATCGATCAATAAATCTGATGCAGCTAGCAGTTGATTTTGAAAAAATACGACCTGTTCATGTTCTGAAAGAGAAAATCATTGCAAGTAGTTATGGAGGGATCACCTTTACATCAGGTCCGACAAAGTTTTATGAAACACAAAAAAGGGATTGTGGTGCTTTTTTTAGCGGAGGAGAGAATGATTTATGCTAACTGACCATCTATTAGAGGGACAGGCTAATGCCTTGGAATCTGCTTTTTATTCGGCAGAGGTAGAACTGGATGATAAAATCGTTCCTGTTAGTTTATTGAAAATACGACAAAGTGTTAATAAAGTTACTTTTTTGATCCGTATCTCAGCCTCCATGACAGGAATAGTAACGAAATGTATTGTAAAAGATGTCAACGGACAGGTAGTTTGGGAAGATCGCTTGCAAATGGAGAAACCTAACCGTGAAATAACTCTTAGCATACCAATCGAACTACAATGGAAGGCAGGTGAATGATTTGGCGTATGAAAAACAGCTCCACATCAACCGTCTTGTTGATCGCCCCAACATATACAACTTTCATCAAAATGAAGACGGTACAGTTTCCATTGCCCCTGCGTGGGAACAGATTGCAGGTACGCCTGTAGATGAAATTCGATTGAACCACATTGAGGAGGGGATTTATAATGCCCACTTTTTGATTGAAAAAGCGAGTCGCCGTATTTCCCGTATTGAAGCCCATCTAGACATTGATAGCCGAGGAGTCTCAGGAGCACAGGCAAGATTTGCAGATACCTATGATGGACAAATAGACCCTGTTTTACAATTGGATGAGACGAAAACCTATGCCACAGTAGCTCTATCCTCTAGTGCTTTTGCTGTGGCTATTTCTGTTGCCTCAACAACAGGCTTCACGGTTGGACAAGAAGTTACGATTTGTGATGATGTAGCTTTTGAGAATCAGGCTATCACAGCAATTGGATCAGGGAAGATAACTCTTTCTAAGCTGGTCAACAGCTACAAAAAAGGAGCCATGATCGCACGATCAACGGTGAATCGAGATACAACTGTGCAGAAGATGAGAATCGGTGGTTGGAATACACATACGATTACGATTACGCAGGTATAAAGGAGTGGGAAAATGAAAACTGCCGGTAACGAAAAAACGATGGTGATAAAGCTTCCGGAAACGGGTGATAGTACCACGCGAACCCAAACGAAGGAAGTTACCATTCCGAATATAAAAAATATTGTTAGTGTCAAGTCAAGTACGGGTAAAGCCACCACATCCCTATCAGGATCTACGGTTACTGTTACAGCTACGAACGGAACCCGAGTGAGAGAAACAACAGAACATTCTTTACGACAGGTAGGGCCTACCACGATCACTTGGGTTGACATTTTTTATGGAACAGAAACAGAAAAGCCTACCTTACCTTTAGAACGTTTCCATACCTTGACTTCGAATGATATAAACAAAATTTATACTAACCTTGGTTGGAGAGAGATTACGGAAACTACAACTACTGGTACGCTTAATCCAGATAAAAGCCATTTTCAATTTAATGAGGTAACAAAAAAATGGAATGGTTATGGCAACTACTACGGAGGAGGTATATATGGAAAAGCATTAATAACTGAGATAACACTCTACTATGCCTATGAAGTCACCATCACTTATGTTGATAATACGAAACCTACAATTTCTGTTACAACTCAGAACAATCAATCTTTAACAGAAAGTAAAACACTCACATTACAAGGAACCACGATTGACATTGACAACGGTAATGTCGTCACAGTCAAATACCAAATCAATACAGGAACGGCAAGGGCGGCGCAATCCGGAGTATCAAACGGTAGCACGCCTCTTTCTTTTTCCAAGGTACTAACTTACCGGGGTGGAAGACTGTACGACGGCTCCATAGATGTATCAGGATTACTGGCAGAGGGAACCAATCACACGGTAACTATATGGGCAGAAGATAACCAAGGTGGTAAATCTGATGTCGTCACCCGTACTTTTACCGTTAAGCACAATAAGGCTCCCATTATTACTGTTGATACTTTCCCTGCTGTACAATCTGGTCTGATACCACCGGATTCTATTACTGTCTCAGGTACTTCATCCGATCCCGACGGAAATACCCTCACGGTAAAGGCAAAGCTCAACAGCGGTACAGAACGAACGTTACTTAATGGTGTTACAAGTGGAAATTGGTCTTATACATGTAAAGTTAGTGATCTTAAAGCTGGGGCTAACACTGTAACCATAACGGCTACAGATCAATTTGGAGCCTATACAGTAAAGACATTTAACATCAACAACACCGTAACGGAAACACCCATGAAGAAAGCTGTTGCCCGTTATAAAATCTTAGCACCGAAAGGATCAACTAGAGAAATACTTGCTTGGCTAAAGAGAGAAAAAGGCAATCTTGTTGTTGATGCTGAAGCATCTTTTGTAGATAAGGGACAGCCAGAGCAATATACAGCTATGACTAAGGAAAGTGTTGATCTTACTACTTCAATTTCAGAGGATGAGTTGCTTGGAGCTGTAACTACAGCAAAATCCGACGCTATGTTCAAGCTTACATTGAGCAGGACCAATACGAGCACAAATGAATCAGCCGTCATGCTAGTGGGGGTGATTAGCTAGTGGAATATATAAAAAGAAACCCAGACGGGACACTTGGTAACATGGTAGAAACACCTGGGCATCAATTTCTATTGCCTAGGGAATTGATATCTATTCTGGAGGTAATTGTACAGTTGGATAAGCAGAACGTATCGTCACAAGTGACAATAAAACAGCTAAATGATCGAATATTAGCTTTGGAAGATGAAGTGAATTCAATGAAAGCAGGTGAGAAACAATGGTAAAACCATACATGATCCCTGTCTATGCATACCTAGTAAAGTCAGGCGAATGGGCAATAGAACCGGTGAAAAACGCACAAAAAATTCTACCCGAAGCATACAGGCTGCCAGTGGCAGAATTCTTAGCAGATCAAGTAAATAAGAAATAGGAAGCGCCACTCATGTGTAATGAGTAGGCGTTTTTTCATGGGAGAGTCGGTTATACGGCTCTCCAATTAACAAGGTGGTGATAGAGATGTCAGAGGCAAAAAAACCGGAGATGCCCCTGTTACGCGAAACAGCAGAAGAGATTTACCAACGGATGTATAATCGGGCAAGTGAACTTGCTCAGGCCCGTGGTGAGACGCCACCTTCCCCAGAAGAAGGCGAAATTTTTTATGATTTTCACTATCCTCTCGCTTTAGAAATATCCGAGCAACAACAATTGGACGAATATCGTTTTTTGCAATGGTACTTACCCTGGGCGGATGGAGAATTTTTAGACGCCTGGGGAGTGTTTTTAGGCGTGAAGAGAAAAGTCACCGAGCCAGACGAGCTGTATCGCCAGCGCTTGTTTGCCAAGGCTGGGGAAGAGGAGGGATCAGGCGCTGAATATGATTACAAGCGCTGGGTGAAGGAAGTACCTAATGTAGGTGAGCTGTTTATCTGGGGTGAGGCGCCAAACACAGTGCATATTGCGTTAACCGACCAGAATGGGCAGCCTGCCGACGAAGCTTTAGTAAAAACAGTAACGGAGCATCTAGCACAGCCAGATAAGCATAGTTTAAACGACAAAGTAGTGGTTCAAGCTGCGAAAGCATTAGAGATAACCATCAGCGGAGACTTATTGGAGTGGGAATCTTCTGTATCTGTGGATGAAATAAAACAGCAGATACGAGCTGGCATTGTGGAATATATCAATAAGCAGAGCAAGAAGATCCTTTATTCTGAAATCTATCGCTTGTTTAAGGTAGCTGGAGTGATAGATTATCGGAATGTTTTGCTCAATCATGCTCAGGAGAATATCGACTTCACTTTTTCAACCATACCGATTGTGAAAAATGTGACGGTGAGTAGGCCATGACGATGATCCCAGAAAAATATCGGGCTATGTTACCTCCCTATTGGTATGAGAATCAGGTAGCGGTGCACCATTTTGAGGCAGGAGAAGCAGAGAGAGCGTACCAACAGACTCGGAAGCTAGATTTGGAACGGCAAACGATGATCACCACAGTTACATGGGGACTACCGTATTGGGAGTATATGTTTCAGGTTACTCCCAAGCAGGGTGATTCCTATGAGACGCGACGTGCACGTGTGATGGCAAAGTATCGGGAGCGTCTGCCCTTTACGCCAGCGCTGGCAAGTAGTATTACCAAGCTTTTTATCAAAGAACAAGCTGCTGAACAAGTATTCATAGAGGAAAATCCCGATGCTGGTTATTTCTATATCTCGGTACCTCTATGGTCGATTTTTGATGTAGCCTCTTGGGTGTATGACATTCATAAGCGAAAGCGGGTTCCGCATGTGTTTATACCACAGCTGGCGGTGTCAAATGAGATTGCGATTAGTGAAATTATCAAAATCAATCGGAGACGTTATCACAAGGTTAGCGAATTTCGAGTTGGTATGACTCCTATTAAATATCAGGATGAGGTGATTATTTGATGGATAAAGCCTATTTGGAACGGGCGGCACAAGATTTAAGTCAACGTACTTCTAGCCTCATATTAAACAACCAAACAGTCCAATTGAGAACTACCAAGCAGGATGGAAATAAGGTGGTGGTAATAACAGAGCCAGTGAGCGGGATAACGAAGGTGTCCTCTTTAAAACTGCTGGATGAAGCAGGCAATCTCATAACAGAAAGAACGGCTAATGTGGATGTATTAAGCGATCAATCGTTGGAATTCCGATTCGAATTTGAAGTGAAAGGAGTGAAATCTGATGCCCTACAATCCTAAATTAGATTGGAACTATGACGATCCTGTCATGGAAACGGATATTAACCGATGGGAAAAAGGAATAGACGATGCCCACAAGCTACTGGAACAGCACACAGTGGCTATTTCGGCTTTGCAGATTGATGTGAAGACGATAAAAGATGCGGTGTTTAACAACTTCACGGACAATGTGTTCTTTGAAAACTTCGCAACGCTTAATGACATCACGTTAACAGAAGGCTGGTATGACGAGGCTAATAAAAGGCTGGTGATTTTGTAGATGGCAACCATAAAACAACAAGTAAAACAATTCAACGAATCGACATTCAGTTCGCAAACGCAGACCTTGACCATACCAGGATTAAAAGGCGTTACATCTGTAAAAGTTAACACAGGAACCGTATCTTATACAGTAAATGGTTCGACTGTAACGTTTACTCTCTCAGGAGGTTCCTACACACGAAGGATTCAAACAGGTGGCTCCTATACACCGCCTGATAGTAAAGAGGTAACTACTACTCAGGAAAAATTTACAAGTCAGCCAGACTATTCTTTTCCAAGTAGCATTTCCTACAATAGCGGTGGTTATAGCGGAAATCTCAGTAAGGATGGAAGCCCAGATAAAGTCAATCGTTCACCTGAGTCCGCAGTGTCGATTTATCAATATACGCAAAAATATCGTGGTACAGTAACTAAACCTGGAAGTGATACGAGAACCTATGCCTATTACTATCAATATACGGTAACTATCGAGTATTCCGATAACTCTAATCCGACTATCGTACTCACGTCTCCACCCAACAACCAAACCCTAACCGAAAACGCTACACTAACCATCCAGGGCACCGCATCCGACACCGACAAAGACAACGTAGTCACAATAAAATACCGCATGAACAACGGCACCACAAGGGCGTTGCAATCCGGAGTATCCAACGGTAGCACGCCTATTCCTTTTGCCAAAACGCTAACCTTCCGAACCAAACGCCTTTATGACGGCACCACCGATCCCACAGGCTCTGACCTAGCCGAAAACACCGATCATACGCTAACCATCTGGGCAGAAGACGACCAAGGTGGCAAATCAACCGAAATGACCCGCAAGTTCCGAGTCGTCCACAACAGACCACCCGTTATCAGCGGACAAAATGTAGACCTCGGCGTATTAAGCGCTATCCCTTCCGAGAATTACACAGTCACAGAGCCAGAGGGTGACGCGTTTACCATCACGGAGAAAATCAACGGCAAAGTTATCCGCACATTCGCTGGGACTGACAGCAAGGAAAATACCGTGACCATCCCACAAGTCACATGGCTAAGTCTCTCCTTAAACGACAGTCACACTATCACTATAGAAGCAAAAGACAGCAAAGGTATGACATCTACCAGAACATTCACTTTTCGGAGAACGGCAGAGCGACTATCGTTTCATTTGAAAAAACCATTCTCAACAGACATTGCTGCTAAACGTATTTTGGTAACTATCGATGCAACCGTTCCATCGGGAGCTGATTACAGGGTTGAAGTCTCAAATAACGCTTTCGATGAGTTACCAACATGGGAAGACGCAACGAATTTCGTCAAA